ATAGATGGCTAAACTTAAGATCAGCGAAATATTTTATTCAGCACAGGGAGAAGGACGCTTTGTAGGTGTTCCTAGTGTGTTCTTAAGAACATTTGGTTGTAACTTTACCTGTGGTGGTTTTGGTATGCCCAGAGGTGAGATGTCAGAAGAACGTGATAGTGTTAAAGTAGAACTATACAATCGTTATGAGGACTTGCCTTTAGTTGATACAGGATGTGACAGTTACGCATCCTGGGATCCAAGATTTAAACATTTATCACCCATGTTAGAAAACGAAGCAGTAGTGGATCGTCTACTAGAACTAACACCTAACAATAAATGGGTTCAGGATAATGGTAATGATGTGCATTTGGTTATCACAGGCGGCGAACCTTTGTTAGGTTGGCAACGCAGTTATAAAGACTTGTTGAACAATCCTCGTATGCAGGATTTGAGAAACATCACATTTGAAACTAACGGCACACAAGAACTACACGAAGATTTCAAAGCCTACTTGTTGGCATGGGCATTTGACAGGGGTGCAGACTTTAAATGTGATATTACATTTTCAGTCAGTGCTAAACTGTCAGCAAGTGGTGAGGCATGGGAAGATGCTATCAAACCTGAGATTGTTGCAGACTATGAACGCCATGGCACAACCTATCTTAAGTTTGTAGTAGAAAAGCCCAGTGACTTTGATGAAGTAGATCGTGCTGTCAAAGCATATAGAAAAGCAGGGTTTGAAGGAGTTGTATACATCATGCCAGTAGGTGGCGTTGTTAAGGTATATGACGGTAATAAGTTTAGTGTAGCAGACGAGGCCATGCTACGTGGTTATAATTACAGTCCAAGATTACATGTTGATCTTTGGGGCAACAGTTGGGGCAAGTGATATGGGATTATTTGATAACATAAAAAAGAAGTTTAAGAAAGAAGAACCTAAGAAGACGACGACCAAGAAGAAGAGTGCTGTTGATCTGGCCACCGAAAAGGGAGAGCCATATGTTAACATAGTCAGGATGGACGTTAATCCCGAGAACATCTCAGACGGTGCCTTTGAACTGGAATGGAATGATATATTTGTTGCCAGGCTGATCAAGGCAGGATATCAGGGCAAGCCAGATGACAAGGACTCAGATATAGTTGATCGTTGGTTCCAGACAGTTTGCCGTAACGTTGTTATGGAGACATGGGAGCAGGAACAGGCAATGAATCCTGGCATGAAGACCAACAAGCGTGATCTAGGCGGTGGCAAATCGGAGATATCATAATGGAACTTAAGGACACACCCTGGAAGAATCCCCTGATCGACACACCTTTATATTTGGTGTTTGAGGACAAGTATCCTGTGACCAAAGGACACTTATTATTCGTGCCGAAAGTAGACGACGAATTCCACAGAAAAGCCTGTTATGAGGAAGCATATGACTGGGGCATGGATCTGTTTAAGAAAGGCTATTGCACTGGTTTTAACATAGGACAAAACGTAGGCACATCAGCAGGACAGACTGTTATGTATCCTCACATTCATCTTATTCCACGCACAGACGGCGATTGTGCAGATCCTAGAGGTGGTGTAAGAGGTGTTATTCCTGAGAAACAGAAGTATTAATGAAGTTACTGATCAACGGTGACAGCCACACTGCAGGTGCTGAAGCAGTCAATGCACACTCATTTGCGGAAGATGATAAAAACTATGTCTACATGGGCAGGGTTCCACATCCTGATAACTTAAAAGTAAGTTGGAGCAAGAAGTTGGGGGGCATGTTTAATGTCGCAACACATGTTCTAGCAGAGTCTGCTAGTTCTAATGATCGTATCCTAAGAACTACCAATCAATGGTTAGCAGAACACCAATCACAACAAGTATTTGTTATCATACAGTGGTCAACTTGGGAGAGAGAAGAGTGGAACATAGACGGAAAATACTTCCAAGTTAATGCATCAGGAATTGATCATGTTCCAGAAAGCCATCAGCAAAAGTATAAAGAGTTTGTAGCCAATGTTGATTGGACACGCTCAACCAATAATTGGCATAAACGCATTATCAAGTATCACGAACATCTAACTGAGCAAAACATACCACACTTGTTTTTCAATGGTAACACAGACTTTTCAAAAATTAAAGAACCTTATGATTTTGGTCCACAATATATAGATCCATACACAGGATCATATCATTCGTGGCTACAGGAAAATGGTTACCAAACTGTTAGCCCAGATAGCTACCACTATGATGAACGGGCACATGGTGCCTGGGCCAAGAGAGTGATGAGGCACATACTTGACAATAAATTACTTTGATCTTATAATACTAGTATGAGATATCTACTAATAGACACAGCAAACACATTCTTCCGTGCTAGGCATAGTGCCTACAGAGGAGCAGATGAATGGGAACGACTAGGCTTTGCTATACACGTTACCTTGGCCAGCATTAACAAGGCATGGAGAGATCAACGGGCAGATCATGTGGTGTTTTGTTTAGAAGGTAGGTCCTGGCGTAAGGACTACTATGAGCCATATAAAAAGAATAGACAGGTAGCACGTCAGGCCATGACAGAAAAAGAAGCAAACGAAGATAAAATGTTTTGGGAAGCCTTTGATGATCTTAAAGACTTCGTCAAGGAAAAGACCAACTGCACGGTGCTACAGCATCAACAACTAGAAGCAGATGATCTAATAGCAGGTTGGATACAGAGCCATCCCAATGATCATCACACCATAGTGTCTAGTGACACTGACTTCTATCAACTGTTAGCAGGAAACGTGAATCAATATAATGGCATCAGTGATGAGCTACACACCATCGAAGGTATCTTTGACAAGAAGGGTGAGCGTGTCATTGACAAGAAAACTAAAGAACCTAAAGTGATACCTGATCCACAATGGATCTTGTTTGAAAAATGTATGCGTGGTGATCCCACAGATAATATCTTTTCAGCGTATCCCGGTGTTCGTAAGAAAGGCACACGTAACAAGGTTGGCCTGCTAGAAGCATTTGAGGACAAGGCAAAGAAAGGCTATAATTGGAACAACCTTATGCTACAACGCTGGGTGGATCATAATGAGGTCGAACATCGTGTGTTAGACGACTATGAACGTAATAGAGTCTTAGTGGATCTAACAGCACAGCCAGATGACATTAAAAAGATTATAGCAGAGACTATTGCAGAAAACTCAGTTAAGAAACAGATACCTATGGTAGGTGCCAAGTTCTTAAAGTTTTGTGGCAAGTATGAATTAAACAGACTATCAGACAATGCTGACAAAATAGCAGAATGTCTCAACGCAAGTTATCCAGAATAGGAGAAGAGCATGACGGTAAAAGCAAAGGGCATAGTAAAGAATGAATTTTGGGTATTAACAGACGGCAATAAGCGTGTGGGAGAGATCACGGCCAATGGCACGGGTCGAGGCTATACAGTTTCGTTCCAGGGTCACAAGGAAGTCGTCGGCTCAATAAACAAGTTAAAAAAGGAACTTGACTTTGAATGGGTGGAAGTTCCTAAAAGAATCGTGACCAAACGTGATCAAGTGCATGGCTATCCAACAGATGCAGAACCGTTTGGCGGTGTGTGGGATCTACAACATGGTGCACCCATCTATACCAAGGAGAGGAATTCCAAGAGTTGGTTCTGTGCAGGATGGTATCTCATAAAGAAAGGTCGCAACTGGCGCCAGAAGTTCTGTCCTAAGTTGATCACCATCGAGCGTTACGAGCATCGTGGCCCTTACAAGTCACCTGAAGAACTGCTCAAGGTCAAGGCATGAGCGGAATACACATAAAACGATTCATAGATCGATTAAACGACCTACAGGCATCAGGAGCAAAGGACTATGTCATGACCATGCACGATGCTAGAAATCTGCACAGTGACATCACAAAACTGCTGTTAGACACCAGAGAATCAACAACAACCAACGACGTTGTTAACATTGAAGTCAAAGGAGGCTCTTTCTAATAACTGCGTAGTTTTTTATGCTAAATAATAGCAGTATATAACAAAGTAGTTACAAGAAATGAGCAGACCAAAACCAGAGGTTCTTGTTGAGATTACTAACAAGGAGACCTATAAGACAGAACAGGTATTAGCCAGTGAGGGTATCTGGGCGGTGTATTATGAAGCACGTCCCATAAACCTCAAGACGTCTAACTATCTGGTCCAATATCCAGGTCCGAAATACAAGAAGGTGTCATTCTCCAATCCTGGACATGCTATCAACTTGGCCAAAAAATTAAACGAACAATTCAAGACAGACAAGTTCTCCGTGGTCCTATTGGACAAGGGAAAAGTCATCTACCCAGACAATGGGAAGAAAACTAAGTCTAACTAAGCAGATACTAGCAACACTTGAGGAACCACCCAAACAGGAGTTCGCCATGCTGACCTGGTGGAACAACATACAGGATACTGGTGGCATGGGGTTAACCACCGAGGGATTCCGTATATTCACCGAAGAACTAGAACTGGCACACTACGATTGGGAACTGCCACCTCAGAGTTACTTGGGCAATCGCATAGTCCTAGCAATGGATCGCAAGATGGAATATCCTTACTACATAAAGAGACCCAAGGGCAAGAAGACCCCAGGTAAGATATTTTTATTTGGCGAGCGTGATGCTGTGCTAATTAATTTGTGTGGAGACTTAACTAAGTTTGTCGAGAACACATTAGGTTATTAAGAAAGGAAATAATATGGCAGGACCAGCAAGAATACACCCAGGTAAGCGTAAGGCTAACCCGATACTTACTAAGAACGGAAAACCAAGATTGAGAGTGCAGAGTGTGAATCAACTCAAAGCACTGATAGAAAATAGTCAGCGTGGCAAAGATCGTGCTAAGTATGAACGCGAGCTAGCTCGTAGAACAAAGTAGTTAACAATGCTGGATTAGCTCAGTTGGTAGAGCAACCGACTTGTAATCGGTAGGTCGTCAGTTCGAATCCGACATCCAGCACCACTTTAGGTTCCCATCGTCTAGAGGCCTAGGACACTGCCCTTTCACGGCGGCAACAGGGGTTCGAATCCCCTTGGGAATACCAATTAAAAAATAGGTTGACATCTAACTCCTGATATCATATAATACTACCATGCTTAAACAAAAGGAGACAGCATGGCATATTCTAAAGTAACAACGCACATCGTAGATCCAGAGTTCCAAAGTAACTATCCAGGTGGTAAATACAATCTAATCATTGTTGCCGGACGTAGGGCACATGACTTACAAAAAGGCAAGAAGCCTTTAATTGATGACATCGAGGGACATAAGTATCCAACGATAGCATTGAAAGAGATCGAGGCAGGTTTGATAACTCATAATTATCCAGCAGACTTCGTTGATCCACATGTCGAAGAGGAAGAAGAGACAGAAAATGAGTAATGATGACTTTCAATACAATAACGAGGCCGAAGATGAAATGGCCCAACTGCATAGCATCCATCTGCACATGAATGCAGTCAATGACGTTCAAAAGAAACTAGCTAAGATGGCTGAGAAACCAAGCGCCACCGAGTGCGTGGAATGCGGAGATGATATTCCAGAGGCCCGGCAACGGGCATTGCCAGGAGTCCAGCTCTGCACATACTGTCAGGAGCATGAGGAAATAACCAAGGGGAGACGATAAAAGGAACAATGAACGACTGTCCAATACTTGGAAGGGTAGCACAATTCGTTGCTAAAGACTTTCGATCACATCCTATACGTTTTGTAGTAGAACTGATAGCGTGGGCGTTAAGTATTTCAGCAAGTGTGATAATGGCTCTCACAGTTCCTAATCCACCCTTATTGATCATATACCTATGTTGGGTCATAGGTTGTTCACTATACGCTTGGGCCGCTATATCTAGAGGTAGTTTTGGTATGCTGGCTAACTATGCCTTGCTCACAGCAATCGATACCTACGGATTGATAGCAATATTGTAATCTATACAATATTTCCACCTAAATTTATCTAAAAAATTGTAAAATATACAACCTACCACAATATCTAGTATATTGGGGTTGACACAATATACAATATAGTGTATAATTATGGCTATAAATTACTAATCAAGGAGAATTAAATGAAAGAACAAGCAAAAGATTTCGGAACTAATAGACAGTGGAAAGAGTTAGGCGGTGACATGACCAAACTCAGAGGTAAGGTTGATGTGCTTAGTGTTAAAATTGATGATGTTCAAAGACATGCACAGGAACTAGCACGATTTATTGATGCTATCAGGATAATAACCTTTACTGCCGTCATGTTCCTAACGGCATATCTATTGGTTACTCAGTTTATTGGTTGACCAAAAAATCCAAAATTGCTATAATATTATTGTTAGTTAATTTTTAGGGGTAGAAATTATGGAACTAAACAAACTGATTGACAGATACATAGCAGGTCTACAACGTGACTTTGACAGACAAGGTTTTACTAATATTAAAAGAGGATTTGCCACAGAAGAAGGTCGCAAGTATATCAAAATAGTAGACGGTTATATCCAAGATAACGGTGAACTTGAATCACGTAGCGTGGTTGCTTTTATTGAAAAAGAAACAGGTGACGTCTACAAACCAGCTGGTTGGAATGCACCAGCAAAGGGTGTTAGATACAACTTAGTTAACGATATTGATTACTTAGAAAATAACTGTGGTTCAGGCCACTTATATAGATAAGGAGAACGGCATGGGTTTAGACATGATGGCATACAGTAAAGCAAGAGCAACTAGCAAAAACACTAGAGAGCTTAGTTCCTGGAGAAAGCATCCTAACTTACATGGCTTCATGGAACAGTTATGGAGATCTAAAACAGGCAACACTGAGGATGATTTTAATTGTGTTGAGGTTGAAGTAACGCTAGAAGACCTTAACGTATTAGAAAATGTTATACTAATGAAAGAACTTCCAGAAACACAGGGATTCTTCTTTGGCGGTCCTGCTGATGAATACTACCGAGATCAGGACTTGGCCTTTGTCGAGGAAGCCAGAGGAGATATTGCTGGCGGTCGCAAAGTTTATTACAATTCATGGTGGTAAGGAGAAAGATATGCAAGTTTTTATAAATCTAGTTTTTGGAGTTATATTTTTAATAATGTTAAATGATCTTTATGATCTTGGCGTTGTTTGGTTAGGTGGTTATCCAACTACCGAAATGCTGTTCATGTTAAAACTAACTACCATTGAATTTATATTACTACTCATTGGAGTCTGGACTGTTAACAAGGATGTTTTAAAATGATTAATTTTTTATTAGGAATGTTAGTAGGTGCGATAATTATAGATATATTGTGGGCTTGGAAAACAGGCGTTGCTGAATATTTTATACAGCACATCCAATTAAAAATTAAACTATGGAAGGCTAAAAAACTATGAACCATTCTCCCTTTAGAACTTACGTATATGACAAATGGTATGAATATAAAGATGAAGTTCGAGCGTGGGAGAAGAGAGAAGTAGAGGGTAGTCCAGAGGATTACTTCCAAAAGTATAAATGGTTTTTAAAAGCAAAATATAAACAAGATGATAAACAGAGCGGATCTATATAAACGTATATTTTACGTCACATTAATTGTTTGCATTCCGATCATGGCATACAAGGATTATCTACATTGGTTAAATCCTCTAGATCTCAAACCAGAAGAAAATCCAAAACAACACGATGGTAGCCAAGAATTTAACACAGAACAAGAATTTAAAAGTTCAATTACTCCAGCACCAGATGAGGAAGGTGTTACTAGATACTTAGATCCATGGGAGTTACATCATCATGGTAAAGACTCTGAAAAAGAGCTTGACACAGAAATAGAATGATCATATACTAGTATTGTTATTAAATGAAACGGGGGTTTTAAATGTCAGAAAATAGAACGATAACAGCACAAGAGGCAAGGATAACGCTGAAGAAGTGCTTTGAAAAACAAAGACCAGTGTTCCTGTGGGGTCCTCCAGGCATTGGTAAATCAGAACTAGTAGCAGACATTACCAACGAAATGGAAGGTCTTATGATTGATCTACGCTTAGGTCAAATGGACCCTACAGACATCCGTGGTATTCCTTTTTACAATAAAGACTCAGGCTTAATGGATTGGGCACCTCCAATTGATTTACCTGACGAGGCTACTGCTAAAGACTATCCAGTAGTGGTATTATTCTTAGACGAAATGAATTCATCAGCACCTGCTGTGCAGGCCGCGGCATATCAGTTAATCCTAAACAGACGTGTTGGTAAGTATCGACTTCCAGACAATGTTGTTATGGTGGCCGCTGGTAACAGAGAGTCAGACAAGGGTGTTGTATACAGAATGCCTACTCCATTGGCCAATAGATTCATACACCAAGAGATGCGTGTGGACTTTGAGTCATGGGAGCAGTGGGCAGTTAAAAACAAAATACACAAGGACGTGATCGGTTATCTTGCTTATTCAAAACAAGACTTATACGATTTCGATCCTAAAAGTTCGAGTAGGGCATTTGCTACCCCCCGTTCGTGGTCGTTTGTATCAGAACTATTAGAAGATAACGACACCGATAAGAATGCTCTACTCAACCTTATAGCGGGGGCGGTTGGAGAAGGACTTGCTGTCAAGTTCATGGCACATAGAAAAGTGGCTAGTCAAATGCCTAATCCAACAGATATCTTAGATGGTAAAGTTAAAGATCTTGAGATCAAAGATATTTCAGCTATGTATTCATTGGTTGTATCCATGTGCTATGAACTAGCAGATAGACAAGAGAAGAAAGTCGAAGAGAAAGAATGGTATAAATCACTAGACAACTTCTTTGACTACATGATGAAGAACTTTGAGACAGAAATCACGGTCATGGGTGCAAGGACAGCACTTACTACATATGATTTAAAATTTAGTCCTACTAAACTTAAATCGTTTGACAAGTTCCACGACAAGTATGGCAAATATATCTTGAAGGCCGCTCAGTAATGAGGCGGTCCTTTAAGGTCAAGAAGACCTCAGTCCAATGGAACGCAAACCCCCACTTCCTCTACTGCATTGAGTTTGATCGTATCAGTTATCATCAGGCAGTAGAGGATTTTAATACGGCAATGACATGGTGTTGGGAAAACTTTGGAGCAAGCATTGATCTACAAAGTTGGAAGGCACTGCTGAAATCTACAGACGTAAATACAGTATGGTGTTGGGAAAACCAAACCACGGTGCATGCTAATAGGATATACCTAGCGTCAAGTAAAGAGGTTGACGCATTCTTATTGAGATGGAACTAACATTTGACATAGAAAAGTTTCAAGATCAGACTCTATTGAAACTTAAACTGAAAGAACCTTTGTTTACCACAGAGGACATAATTGATTGGAATGATCATGTCCAATTAGTTGACAGTGAGTTAGCAGATCTTCCCTTCGTCAAGAAGAAAGCATACGGCAAGTGGTTATGGACCAACGAATATGAATTAAACAGATGGTTGACATACTATCACTTGAGGTTCGTAGATGATAAACAGGGAGGACTTTGACGAATTTGATC